CAACCATGACAGAAACAGAAAGGATCGGGCTAGAAATAGCGAAACTCCGAAAAGAAAGAGGGCTAACACAAGCCCAGCTAGCCCAACTAGCAAACATGACCCAACAACAAGTTGGGAAGATTGAAAAGGCCTATTTTACGGCAACAATTGAAACATTATCCAGATTGGCTAAAGCCCTGGGAAGACAAGTAGCATTAATCAATAATTCACCTTTTTAAAAAAACAACAATCAAATGAAAAAAATCATTTTATTACTCGCAATTGCATTCTGTTTTGGCAAACTACAGGCACAAGTCATCTGCACCGACACTGTATCCAGTGCAGAAGTACAACGAATAAACGAAAACTTGGCATATTTTTATAAAGCCAACCGTGCCAGCCAGCGATGGTATGCTGTATCTGTAGTTTGTTTTGTTGGAAATACTTTAAAAGACAATTCAAATACAAAGGGAAGCTACAAGTACCTAAACCCCAAATACAAGAAACCTGCAAAAGTGAAACTAAAAATGTAATCACCTGTCTTTTTTTCTCAAAAGCCTTTGAATTTAATTTGTACTATCAAATTAATTCAAAGGCTTTTTTTATGAATGTAACATCAAGTTTGTCGGGTAATTATCATGTATGCGACGTTCCAGCATTGGTTGTTGAGAAAAATACCAATTTCACAACGATTAATTTTGAGCTTTGGTTCGATGGCGTAAGGTATTCCAATGACCCCCTAACATACGTAAACGGACTAATCACTCAGGAACTTAGCAATACGTGGGTTATATTTTTATTGAAATGGATAGGTAAGCCAGAAGGACAAAATTATTCATTCAACATAAAACTAACAGAGGGCAGCCAGATTATTGAATTGCCGTTTGAAGTCTATTTTCCTGTAATGGTTATTCAAGGACCAATTAATAATGGACTTTATTTTCAAAAATCGGTACCTGATATTATTTTAGAACGAAACGACCAAGAGCCTTACGTTAATTTTGAATTGAAAAAAGGTAATGATGTTATTTTGAGCGAAAATTATTTGTTTAGTGCAGATCACAAACTACGAATCAGAAATATTTATGAAATTATTGAAATGTATTTCAGTTCTGATTCTGAAATTTCCGAACCAGGCACCACCAATATTGCATCTGCATTGGCTTTAGATTTTACTATTAAAATTACTTCTCCAATAACGCATTTATTCAATTTTACAGTACTCAAATGTGATGCAAATCTTCCTTTCCCAGCAGGCACATGGACGCAAAACAATTTCCTTACTAGAAAATACCTCGAAAAACGTACCGCTATAACGCGGAATGAATACCTTTCGTTTTTGCTGAAACCCGAATACGGCGCCACTGCATTGAAATATACAATATACTACGAATTGGGAGGACAGCAGATAATGGGTAATTTGAGTGAAACAGCAGCACCAACACAGCCCTACAGTGTGGCTACATTCAACTGTTCGCTGTATAGGATATTGAAACACGCTAACCTCCCTAACTACACAAAAGTATTTCAATACGATATTTGGATCACGGGTACCGGTTTAGAAACAAGTAAATATACTTTTATGGTGGATAATGTGGACTACCGAAACACAAAATCATTTGTATTTACAAATTGCTTTGGCGTGTTGGAATCGTTTACGGCTACTGGCACTAGCGAGGTTTCCAAAAATGTGGAATATAACCTGGCCAACATCGAAAATCACTACCGAAAAATTACGCAGAATTTTTATGCAGAAAAAAACTGCAACAGCGGCTTTTTGTGGGAAACAGAAACCGATTGGCTGGATGATTTTATTCGAAGCTACAACGTATTGCAGTATTCGCAAGACATAGAACTAAACGAAGAAATAACACTTGTGTCTGTAGATAAAATTGACAGCGAAGCCAACACCTTACAGTGGTTTAAATTCAGCTACCGAAAAGCCAACAATTTACATCTGACTTTTGCCAATGCCGCTAAAAATATTTCTCAATTTATGTTCGATAGCACTTTTGAATAATGATACACATACTTACAGCTCGAAAAATAATAGAAAGCAAAAAAACCTTCAGCTGCAAATGCTGGAAAATGAAAACTGGCGAAATACTACATTATAACAACGTGGTGTGCACTTCCACCAATTTTGCCAACAACACCGCCAACCTGCTTTTTGAGGAAAGCCGACAGGTGCGAAAAGTGAGAATTATTAGCATTTTTGAAATTAACGACAACGAAATATACATTTAAAATCATGGGACAAACAGAAATTTACGAAGTGGAAATATCACTTCAGGGCAAAAAAGCACTAGAAATTTTAAATCAAAGCTCGTGGGTGTTTGATACAGAATTACTTGTACCGAGAACCATCCCTGAAGCTGGTAGTTTGAGGGGTATTGCTCCATGGGGAAGTACTAATTTACGGCCTAATGAAGTGTTGGACATGATCCGTAAAGATGAGGTTTTGAGCAGCAACATGGATTTCAACATCAAGGCTGCATATAGTAATGGACTTGTTTATACCAAAAAAGATAAGTCGGAAATTACAGATACTGAAATAATTGATTTCTTCAAATTCAACAGGCCAACCAAATATTTGTATGAGCAACAAACCGATTTGAAGCATTTTTATTGGACAGTAAGTGTATTAATTCTTTCGGCAGATGGCAGCAAAATTGTACAAATAAGACACAAAGACGTACTGTATTGCCGATTGGAAAGCTGCAATCCAAAAACAGGTGCTATTGAAAACCTCGTGTATGGTAATTGGGAAAAAGGAAGTCCCAAAAAAAATGAAAGAGAAGTTATTGAAGTATTGGACGTTGATAACCCGTTAGGTGATTTGATGGTTAGAATGGGAAAACTCCCCAACGAGGAAGGGAAAACTGGAACGGCCACAAAAACAAGAAAGTTTGCCATGCTCAACCGCATCCCTATTACCGGAAATAAATACTACCCATACCCATACTACTGGAGCTTTTTTGATAGTGGTAATTACGACATCAAACAACTTATTCCACTAGGAAAAAAAGCCAAGTTTAAAAATGGATTGGTAATGAAATACCAGGTGGAAATAAACGTGAAGTATTGGGACATGCTTTGCGAAACGGAAGCCATTACAGACCCAGTAATGAAAAACGAACGTGTAGCACTGGAAAAAGAAAACATAAAATCCTTTTTGGGAGGAATGGAAAACGCTGGTAAAGTTTGGTTCAGTGGTTTTTGGGTAGATCCAATGGGAAAAGAGCAAAGTATGGTGAAAATCAACTTGCTGAACAACACTAAAGAGGGGGGCGACTGGATAGAGGACGTGGAGGAAGGCAGTTCACTTGCTTGCTATGCCACAGGAAACCATCCGAGCATGATTGGAGCAACGCCCGGGAAAACATCAAGCAACATGAACGGCAGCAACATCCGCGAACTGTTTACCATGAAACAAGGACTAGAAAAAGCCAGCAAAGATATTTTGCTTGAGCCTTATTTTGTAATAAAACATTACAACGAGTGGGATGTGGAGTTCGATATTCCGTTTATGATGCTCACAACCCTTGACAAAAAAACAGACGCAAAAGAACAAAAAACAGAAACCCCTATAGAGGACTAACTATCAACTATTAACTATCAACTATCAACTAAAATCATGCTTATAACTAATCTTGCAGATTTCGTAAAATCCATCCCCACCGCAAAGGGTACAAACTGGGATGCCATAGAGCCATTTATCACATCGGCTGATGCTGAAATTCAAACCACCCTCACGGGTGCCGATTTGTACAATTACATAGTGGCCTTAACTGGTAACGACATGATCAAAAACCGACTGAAAGAGATAATCGCATTTACGGCCTACCGTAACGCAATCCCTTTTGTGGACCTGATACAAACCGCAAACGGTTTTGGAGTGGTGAGCAATTCCAACCAGGCACCCGCAAGCAAAGAACGCGTAGAAAGACTACTGGCCATGTGCGAAAAAATGATTGACAGTTCAACCGATTTGTTTATAATTTCCACATTGGAAACATCGGCAGCATTGACCGAATGGACGAAATTTAGCGGTTTTTTGGACTTGACAAACAATGTTTTTGTAACAGGGATTGAATTTGCCAAGTACTTTAAGCAAACCGATTTAAAACGGAAAACCTATTTAGACTACAAGATAGAAATTCTAAACATCACCAATATTTTTGCCAAACAATATGGTCAACCGGTAATCGATGAAGTAATTGATGATATTAGAAAAAACGATGTCACCGATACGGGGTTGACTAAAAGATTGAGATTTATTATTGGTAAGAGCGTAGGAGAAAAATTCGATGCCGATATTGCAGCCAAAAACGGTTCTTTTACTATGATTTACGAAGGCTTAAAAGACAAACCGTCGTACAAAGACAGCAACGAAGCCGCTTTAATTGAACTCAAACAAATGGGTTCGGGCGTGGCAAATAAAAAAGAGGATCCAACTTTCTTTTTTGGAATGTAAAACATGAATATAGAACTAACAGCACCAATCAATTACAGCGAATTGACAGAGAAGCAATTGCGCTACGTGGCAGCCCTACAAGTTGCAGGCAACAGCGAAATGCAAATATGGAGTAAATGCTTGTTGAAATTTTCTGGACTGCAACCAGTAGTGGGCAATGAAACAAAGTATTATTTCAAAAAGAAAAACGTAAAGCAGATTTTTGAAGTTGAAATTGAAGACCTTTTGAGCTTTGCCAACGCTTTGCGTTTTTTGACTAAAAGCTACAAAGGAATAAATCCATTGGCCAAATTAAAATCATTTGTGCCGTGTTCATCATTGCTGGAGGACGTAAAATTTAATCAGTACCTGGAAGCGGAAAACTACTATCAAGCCTACATGTTTACGAAGGACGAAACGTTTTTGCACGGACTAATGGCTACTCTTTACGGCAGAAAAGGCAAACCGTACAACAATGAAATGACCGACATAAAAGCAAAATCACTTTCCAAATGCAGCCGTGAAGAAAAACTAATTTGCTTTATGTGGTTCATGGGAGTGAAAGAATTTTTTGCAAGCAAATATAAATTCCTTTTTGCAGGAGGAACAACAGAACTGGAGGAAGGAGAAGAACCGCAAGCACCTGATATGTACGCAATAATTCAGAACCAAGTGCGAGCATTGACAGATGGAGACATCACCAAACGTGAAGGCGTGCTCAACGCCCTAACATGGGATGCACTGGACGAACTAAACCAAAAAATAAAGGAAGCAAAACAACTACAAACTACAAACTAAATACTATCTACTAATGTGGAACGCGGTAAACTATTTTGAAACGCTAAACGGTAAACTAAAGGCAACGCAGGGCAACTACAAATTTTGCCGTGTAAGCGGCTTAAATGGCCTTGAAGATATACTCACCAATTTTTCATCCGCCAATGCTTTTCTAGCCATTGACGATACAGACGACGGTGCTACTCTACAGATTGGTGGCAGTTTTTTTAATCGACGGTCCTTTGTAGTGTACGTTCTTAAAAAGTACGACATCAACAACATGGTGGAGCGTGAAACCGTATTGAACGAAACAAGGGCTATTTATACCAATTTGATAAGTAAACTTATCCTGGACCAACAAAGCGTTCCCGAATTGGCATATCTTGACAAATCAAAAATTAGTTTTTACGAGGTGCCAGGATATTTTGCAGCCGGGACAACAGGGCTATATTTTATTTTTTCGGTGGACGAACCAATTAATCTAGTGTACGACGAAAAAAATTGGGGAAAATACTTGTCAGAAAGCAATTACAGTGTAGGTCAATTGGTAGAGGGAGGTATAATTGCCTATATTTTGAACGAAAACGATACAGACTACAATCCGTTAAAGCAAAAGGGATTGGTGATTTCTGAGAATGATTTAGGGTTGGCATCGTATAGATATACTGATTGGAATTACGATATGTCCAAGCACGAAGACATTAACACAGCATGGGAATATGGTACTGGAGCTGCAAATACATTGCTGCTATTGAACGCTCCCGAAAATAGCGCAGAGGCTGCAAAGAAATGCAATGCATATAGAGGCGGTGATTATTCAGATTGGTTTTTACCAAGCGGTAATGAATTATATTGCATTTCTTTATCTAAAATGTTTGAGGGTATATGTTGGAGTTCAAGTAATAGTCCAGAAATGGCATTACAAGAGGGTCAAGCAATGTCATTTTGGGCAACTGTAATTAATATAAATAATGACGCTACAACTATAAATCAACAGTTTATGAAAAACAAAGTTAGAGCATGTAGATATTTTGAAATAGATTTAATTGCAGATCCACAATGACAAACTTAACCCAACAAACCCGAAACGACTACCTTAACGCCTGGGCAAAAATGATGATCAACATTTGGAAAGATAAAATCGCAAAGTTGAACATCCATAGTGACCGAAAACAAAAAGAGGGACATGTGGCACTTTTTGATTCATTCTTGGCGTTTGTTGAACCCAACGCCAACGGCGACATTGAAAAAATAACCCACACCTTCAACTATTACGGCCGAATGGTAGATATGGGTGTAGGACGTGGGGTAAAAATGGAGGACGCAGGACGTGGAAGTGGAAGAATAAAAAAACCTTGGTACAACAAGGCATATTATAGGTCAGTAAAAAATGCGGTGGAATTTTGCATGGTGATGAACGGTGAATCGTTTTTGTGGAGTATGAACGACCTTATGGACAGAATGGAAGGAAGACCAAGAAACTTTGATGGTATGTTTGATTGATTGATTACAAAAAGACAGCATTACGCTGTCTTTTTTTATTCCTTGTCATTCCATTTGATTTGTAGAAAAAACAAGAAAGTATATGATATTGACATTGCAGGAACTCAAAGCCGTTGCACTAATTATTAAAAATGCTACTGCAGCAGGGGAAGTAACCCCTGTGCGTATTGGGGTTATGTTTGATGACGTATTGAATTATGTTAGCAAACAGGACAGTGACCTGAACGCACTAATACAAGCTAACCCGGGTGGCAATGGTGGTTCGTTTGGCGGACTACCAATTACAAGTATTGAATATCTCGATGCCACCACTACCCCCAACGGCTACCCGGTAATACTTCCGGCACTTTACGGTACATTCAATACCAACACATTTTCGCTACTAGTACTAGCCGATAA